CCTGCTTTTAATTCTGGCGGATAGCAAAGTGTCTCTATCGCTCCCAAATAAGCCTGTGCATTATATGTTCCTAACGTCACATACTGACGACCGGCGTAGTTCTGCTCAAGTACCGTAACGGTACTGCCGTTATTGGCGATGATAATGGAAACGTGGCCATACTGTCCAGTTTCTAGAAAAGCGTTGTGAGCTTTGATGTTCGCCAAAGAGCCGGCTTTCAGCTCGTTAGTCCCACGAGGACGAACTACAGACCAACCAAAATTAGCCCAAGCATAATCTGTGCCGATGTAAGCCGCAGCCATACCAGCACCGACTTTACCAGAAAAGCCAGTTACGCCACCGCCGAGACCGGGGCCGCCTAATTTCATCGAGTACCAAGCCGCTAAACCGTAACATTGACCGCTACCGACTGTCCGGCCTTGCAAGCCTTTCATTTCGTTAATCACAGCTATTGTTTTATCGGCTTTGACTACTCTAGTCACTGGCTGACTAGGGCTGCTTAATTGATTGTTAGGCTGCTTCCAGAGGTCGTCTAGTTTATCTAGGATATTACCGTTAGAGCGATTAACACCGCCCCGAATGTCTCTCATGAGAGTGATATAGTGGCCATATCCAGCGGCTGCATAATCGTATAATGCGCCGCCTACACGAAAAAGTCCTTTCGTGTATTCTTCGATGTTCTGCTTGCCTTTGACTCCGTAAAACTTACGCCCTCCGCTAGTCTGTTCAGCCAGCAGATAGGCATAGTCTTTCATAAAGTCGTCAACGCTCGCATAGTGGAAGTATGTTCCGCCCTCGTTGGCTGGCCTTGCACTTCCTGTTGTGACCTTGACACCGCTCGGACGAGTCTGAGCAGAGCCAGACATACCAGACCAGTTATTGTCAATTCTGGCCACATTAGAAGCTCCCCAGAAGCTTTCAAGATAGAGCTGGCATATCATACCTGACGGCAGTATGTTGTACTGCACACAGAGATTTAAGATGGTCTGGACTATTGCTGCGTTCATAGGATGCCCTGCGTAGTTTAAACCGCCACCAGTATATTTCTTACCGCTTGCCGCTTGTGTAACTGATGGATTGGAAACCTTGGTCGTTGTTTCCTTGGTTTCTTCCTTGCGTCCGATTGGCTTGATAGCGTTGTATAGCTGCGTCTTGTCAACGCTTCTCTTGATACTACGCACATTCTTGCCGTACTTTAAGACAACATCATTTCGCTTGCGTCCGACACCTTGATTTTCTGCGCTATGCGCCTTGTAGACATTCAAGACAAAGCGGTCAAGCTGACTGTTCGATTTCAAGTGAGTTTCAAACTCAATTTCAGCATCAAAGTTGCGAGCAAGAGAGATTAAGCGAGCAAGAGAGGTCTCTTGCCCCTCCCATTGCAATGTCCTGCGTTGGTCTGTTATCTCATTGATGCCGAGTTCGACCTTAGATAGACCAAGCGTTCCCCAAATATCTAAATACTCTGTAAAGGTCATTGCTTTTGGTGCTTTGTATGCCCCTTGATACTCGAGCATGAGTTCAAGACTGAGATTTTCGCAGTAACATTTGATAATTTGCTCGTTTTCCTCGGTCTTCATCACGTTAAAGAGATAAGACCGGCCTTTGTACTTAAAACTGACGAAAGCACGCTCATTGAGGTGCTTATAGGCTTGTTCAACGTATGTGTCAGACCGGATTTTCTTCTTAAAAACCGAAAACTCAAAGACTGATGTCGCACTTTCAAGCGAGCGTGTCCACTTGTCGTTGAAGAAATTCAAGGTGGTCTGCTTGTTATTATCGATAAAAGCAACCTTTTTCAAGGCGCTATCGTGGATTGTTAAAAGCATTAGAGCCACCTTTCTTCAAATTCAATCGTCACACTTGGTTTTTTCTTAGCCCAGTTAGATTGTAAGATTTCGATTTCAGACTTCCCAGGCGGAATGACTGGCCACAGAGAGCCATCAACTACTTGATCCAGATTCGGGAGATTGTTCAGAAAGACACTGTCATTTTCGCTATTGATGATAAGCGTACTTCCTGCAGCGTATCTGTTAGGAATGTCCTTTGTGCCATTTACAAAGTCTTTGCGATAAACGATGCTATCTAAATACATGTGTGTAGGGAGTGGCTTATCCCCAAAAGCTCCCATTGCAACATGGACTTTAATAGACTTCTTGCCTTTGATTTCAGGGACGGTGAATTTCTGATACGAACCATTCCAAAACAGTTGAACTTCGTCGTCTCTGCGTAAGATGTCGGATTGACCGCTATCTTTGTTGAACGGATTTTCGTTTGGATTGTGAGTCGGCCAAAACGTCCATTGTTTTACCAGTTTATAGCTTCCACTTCCATTAGCAGTAAGGAAGTTGTACTCTGTATTCAGGCCGTTTCCTCGCTTAATGGTTTCAACACCATAGAGAAACTCGCCATTTTCGCCAGTAAAAGAAATCTTGATAAATCCGTACTGATTAGCGGGATTGACCCAGAAAATCTGTCTCCACCAGATATACTCATGAAGCGCTCCCTTTTCTCCCACGCTGTCAGCTGGTATCTCCCAAGTTAAAGAACCCGCATGATTTCCAAGAGGGCCGCTTCCACGATTTGCAAGGAACAAGTGAGGTCTCCCCCAAGCGCTTTGAATAGCTAGTGTTCCATTCAAGTTTTGGGAGTTATCATTCAGTATTGCAACGTTCTTCTGTCCGTCCGCAAGACCTTTGATAATACCCTCACCAGTAACATAGTCCCAGAGGATTTCCGAGTGCTTATATGGCACGATATCGGCTTCCTCAATACTTCCCGCCTCAAAAGCAAACCGCTCGCTCACAAGGCCGTAATAGCCGTTTTCGTCGTTAGCCTTAAACGTGATAATCGGATAAGCGTCCGCCGTTCCCTTATTGTCAATCGCAAAAACCATCTTGCCTTGCTTTTCTTCATAGTCCACTACACGCTTGTAAGTTGTAGAGTGTGCCACGCCGTCAGGAATGTAAAATTTGATAGTCGTTTCATCGTACCAGTCAGTTATCCCCTCAAGCTCCATATCGCCCTTTACAAGAGCGTTAAAGTATCTGTTAGGGTATTTGCCTAGCGTCAGCTTTTTCGGCGTTGTAGCGTCAAATATGCCCGCTATACGCTCTTTTAGCTCGTTGATGTTCCCTCGCTCGGCGTCTGCTGGCTCAGTTGTGTCCACAAATCGAATATTTGCAACATCAAAAGAGGCCAAACTAACTTTGACCTCAATTTCTTTTGCCCCGACCTCGACTGCAGTTGCAATCGTACCAATCCTTGATAGTTTTTCGGTCTTGATTGACCGCTCGTTTCCAATGTTAGACTTAACTTCTAGGACTTTGAGCAGACCAGAAAGGTCTACTCCGTTATATGTCATAGAATTTTCGGTCATACTCTCACCCCTTTCAGAATGTTGCTGATATAGTCACGGTCGCTTTGATAACGGCTGAAATCATCACCTGTCAAACGTGCAAACTCTTGTCCGTTGACATTCAACACTACTTCCCTATCTAAGCTTTGTTTGATAGTGTTGAGTGCATCTTTGATAATGTCTAACTTTTGGTCTGATTGCTTACTTTCCAATGTCAGCGAGCCATTTAGGTTTGCTGTGTAACCATGTTGCTTCAAGCCATCGTCAAGCAAATCGCTGTAATCAAACTTGCCTTTGACATCATATAGATTTTCTAAGGCTTCGTTTACATACTTCTGGCTTCTGTCGATACCGACTGCGATACCTTGACCGATATAGATACCTACATTGTCACGGAAAAGCCGTGATGGCGAATGAATGTCTGCCGCTGCTCTAGCCGCTCTTTCTGCCTGTAAAACCAAAGCGTTCGCTGCCGACGTTACTGCTGGTAGAGCTGCAATCATACCACGAGCCAAGCCATTGCCGATTTGTGCACCGACCGAAATCATGTTCCGTGCGCCGATATTCCCGACACGCTGGACAGATAACATGAGATTGTTCATCGCTGCAGTAGCTTGACCGACACCGGCACGAATACCATTGACGATACCTCTTGAAACACCTTGACCGGCTTGTTGTCCTGCCGCAGTCATGCGAGCTGCGCTTGATACGATGACTGTCACTATAACAGCCATGCCAGACTGTACGCTTGTTACAGCCCTAGCCATAGCACTAGCCACGATTGGTGCTAATGCTGAAAATCCAGAAGCTAAAGCCGGAAGCGCTGCAGATACTGACATAAGCGAAGCAGAAGCGCCTGCACTATATGCTTGTACCATTGCCATTCCTTGGCCTAGCGCTTGCATGCCGTCTCCTGCTGTTGCTATCCCTGCTCCGTTAGCTGCGATTGCTCCGATACCAGTAGCAACTGCCGCTAGACTTGCAGCCATATCGCCAAGATTGGTTTTGGTAATCATGACCACACCCTCGGCCATGAGCTTAAAGCCTTTACCGGCATTTAAAGCAGCGTTTCCGATTGCGTCAAATATACCCGAAATACCGTCTAAGATATTCCTTACTGCTCCACCAAAGCTTTCAATCACGCCTTTAGCGCCATCAAGAACGGTCTTGATACTTTCGCCCAAACTCTTGAATAGATTCGCTATGCTATCAATGATTGGGCTTATCTGACTAACAAGCGTCGTGAATGCTTCGACAATCGACTGCAACACAGGAGCTAATGCTTGTACCATTTCAGAAACGGCAGGCATAAACGGCGACAAAGCTTGCACGATGCGAACAATAGCATCCGCAACGATTTGGGCTATATTAGTAAACACATTCCCCACAATCTCAACGATAGGGGTTAATGCCGAGATAATAGCCGCCGCTCCCTCACTTAATGCTGTAATGACAGGCGGAAGAACTGAGATAATAGAGCTTAGTGCTTGCCCTAAGGCCGTCACGAATGGTGCTGCTTGACCTACTGCCGTACCGACTGCTACGACTAATGGAGAAAGTCCAGCAAGCGCTGATGTAACTGTCGGAAGAACTCCCGCAACTGTGACGATTGCCTGCGCGAAAGCCCCGATAATTGCTGTGGCTACTGCAGAAAACGCTTGGCCAACTGCTCCAATGATGGCGCTTATTCCCTCGCTTTGAGTCGCTAAAAGAGCAAATCCGGCAGCGATAATGGCGACACCAGCACCGATACCAACTGCAGCGATAGCTACCGCACCGCCAAAGGCTAGGATATTCCCGACACCTGCCGTTTTGAGTGCTGCACCAAAGGCCTTGATTACTGGAGCAACGCCAGAAAGTGCCGCTTTGATACCTTGGCCGATACCTGTCGCCGCTGCCTTGATAGCCGTCCCGCTTGACTTAATGAC